CCGCAGCTCCTCCGCATGTCATCGTGCATTAAACCATGGATGCCGCGGATCCCGTGGCCAGCCGTCCGAATTGGCGAACGATCGGGGCTGATTGCCACCTTCGATTCGTTGTTGGTCGCTGTCATGGCACTGCTTGCACAGCGAGTTGAACGGACCCGACCAGAACCGATCGTAATCACCTTCATGTCGTGTGATGTGATTGCAAACAGTAGCAGGACGATCAATGCCTCTGCTCTTGCACATGCAGCACATGGGTTCTGTCCTGAGCTGTGCTGCCCTCAGCCTGCGCCACCGTGGGGTGTGATACCAGGTGCGCCATGGTAGCGCCGCCTTACGCCTGGCCTCGTAGGCCTGCCTGCTATCCACGAACATCTGTCTCCACCGTACTCATACGGATAACGCGGGACTTGCGTACGCCGGTATTGCGTGTATGATGTGTTCATTGAAACGGAGCAGCGCTGAGATCAATGACCCACGAAGAAAGAATGGAAGGCGAGCTGGTCGGCATCAACCACCGGCTGGCGGGAATCGAGTCAAGGTTTGCCGGAATTGAGGGCCGTGCCGCAGGAATCGAGAACCGCCTGATGCACCTGCAAACGATCGGCACTTGGCTATTCGCGGGCCTACTAGCCTCGTATGCCGCCATTCTCGCCGTTGCACTGCGCGTTCACTACTAGTGAGATAATTATGGCGGATACGACGCTTGACAGTTTGCATCAAGACTTGATCGCCTTGCGAATTGATCTTGTCCGGTTAGAAGCCAAGATCGATAGCAAGCCATCGCTGATGGCGATGTTCACCGGTATTGTCGTGGTCGTGTTCGGTATGGCTGGCGCGATTGCCAGCACGGTTGCGATATTGCACACGCTGAAATTTATTCCGTGACTCCCACCCAATACCGCGCCGCCATCAAGGCTCTCGGCCTCAGCCAAGAGAGAGCCGGGGACTGGCTCGGGATTGGAAGACGCACATCTCAGAGTTACGCGCTTGGGGAAACCCGCATCCCCGAGCCGGTCGCCAAACTGTTGCGGATCATGATCGAATTGAAACTTAACCCCGACGAAATTGAAGGAATTACAAAGTGAAGAAATTACTGATTGCCACTGTTGCTTTCACTGCACTGTTTAGCAGCGTAGCATTTGCCGCTGAGCCCATCCCTCCGCGCAATAACTATACAGTTCATGAGATCAACAAGGCTTTAGAGTTCTTTGGCAAGCCTAGCCTTGGATCTTCCCGAATATTGCACAATGACCGCGACGGAACCCGCGATAAAGAAACGACCAAGACCTTTACCGAGAGCACGATAACTTATCACTCCGGCAACAAATAAACCCTGCGCAGCACCAGCCCCACACGATTGCGAAATACATCAGCGCACCGTGTGGGATTCCAAGCTCGCCTTCGTGCTATAGTCCGCATCTGTTCGGGTGACACGATGGGCAATGAAAGCAAGCTCGCCTATTTGCGCAAATTGGATAGCAAGCTCGATAGCATCGGCGACCGATTGCGTTCGCTCGAAGTACGCTTCGGCACGCTGGAAAGCCGGTTCTCGGCGATGGAGGAGCGAATCGCCGGCGTCGAGTTTCATCTCGAACAGATCGAGCGGCGGTTAGAGTTGGTAAAAACACCACAATGAAAAACCGCCCGCGGATTTCCCCGCAAGCGGCTATCGATTGTGGTGTTTTTACCACTAGTTACCGTACAGTCAAGGACTATGACCATTCGAGAAGCCAAACACGATAGCTAGCGTGTCGAGGCACTCGAACAGCCGGCGGCTGAAATACCGATTCCAATCCTCGCCGATCATTCCCCGCGCCGCCGCGATCTGCCGGGTCGTCATGTTCTGGATCAGCATGTCATGGATCAGGACCGAGCCATCCTTGCCCAGCTCCCCGTAGCATCTGGTTAGCCATTTCCCGGCCTTCAGAGCCTCGTCGGTGCGTGTTTCACGTGGCGGGTCACCATCCACCGCCTCACCGATCTGAAGCGCCCTGGGACCCCTCTCTGCCACGGCAAACCACCGTTGAAACGCCCTACCGGCCTCGTACTGCGCCTGATCGATATGCCCGCGGGCGAGGTGGTCGGCCAGCGGATCGTCCCGCACCGACCGGACCGCCGAGATCCTAGCGCCGGCCTCATACGGATCCTCGACCTCGACCTCGACGATGTGGCCGGCGGATCCGCGGTTAATCTGAGTGGCGCGGCGGTCGTGGACTTGCGGGCCGTTCAGGTGCGGCTCATAGGGCTTGCGGCCTTGGCTCATGGCGTCAGCAGCTCCACGATGGCCAGTTTGGCTGAATTTGTGCTGGAGGTTCAGCGGCTTTTTCCGGCTCATCACCCCATGTTTCCTTGAACAGCATTTTCTCGCGCGGCGGAATCCGCAATTGTTTATTAAACAGAATCGCCTTGACACAGCCGTTACGAACGGCGGCCCGGATAACGGATGCTGTAACACCAACTTCAGCCGCGAACTCGGCAATCGAGAAGCCGGGAAGTTTGGGGGATTTCCGTTTCACAGCAGCTGCTCCCGTGCCACCTCTTCCCGTAGCCACGCCGCAATCGCCTGCATCCGCGCGATCTCGACGTTGGCCTGGTGCTGGCTCATGCGGTGGGTCAAGACATGGTTGGCGTAGCGGACCCGGCGCTGCCTGACCTCGCGCTCGGCGCATTCGGCCAGCTCCTGCGCGGAGTAGTGGCGGACAAGTTCGCCGGCGGACGTCATGGCTTCACCCAGCCCTTGGCCTGCAGCACAGCGGTGAGCTCGCCCGAGCCGAGGCTGCCGCTGGCTTGCTGCACTGCCTGCCGCGCCTGTTCTGCAAAGCCAGCCGGCCGATCGGCGATCTCAGGCGTTGATTTTGTGGGGGTTTCCGCGGGTTCCGCTGCCTCGCGCGCGCGCGCGGCTCCAGAAAGATTAGTAGTTATATCTCTCTTTATTGCTTCACCATGGCTAGACCGCGGCTTAGCCACGGCTTGGCCATGGCTTAGCGGCGGCTCAGCCACGGCTTCGATCATTTCCCTCCTGGCCGCCTTCCGTATCCCCGCTTCCACACCCCCTTTATGGCCGGCCATGGCTTGCCGGGTTCGTATCTTTTCCGCCTTGGCTATTTCGGCCGTGGCGCGCTTGTTACAGCCATTGGCGTCAAAATAACCGGCGACCAGCGGCGCCAAGGCCTTCCGCCACCGCTGCACCGTCACCTTGCAGATCGCCGCCCTGGCGACGTCGTCGGCCGGGATATGGCCATGGGTCCAGCAATGCTGCAGCAGCAGGAAATAGGCGCCGTGGCCTTCCAGCGGCAGCTGTTGTGTATCGCGCTGATAGTCCCGCATGTGAAAGGCGATGAATGGCAGGCTCATCAGCATCTCCGGTTCCTGTGGGGAAACCGAAAGTGGTCTTTCGCGTTTTAGACACAAACCTGAATTGCTTTGTGCTTCCAATGCTCCATTGGCGTTGTCTAAAAACGCCAAAGTCATTGAAATTTCAGGGATATGTGACTTCCTCCGCGCTCACCACCCTCAGATTTTACCATTGATATCGTTGGCCTTTTCGCCAGATTGTCTAAATGGCTCTGGCGTTTTAGACAGTCCGGTGTTCGCTTTTCGTGCTGCTTCGACCTGCGCCATGGTCGCCCGCGCAAGCTTCTTGCGGTCGGCGGCGTCGATGTACAACTGAATTTCGCGCAGGTCCTTGTGGCCCGAGATCGAGGCGATCGCCGGCGCCGAGAAGCCCGCTTCCGCCAGCCGGATCAGGCACAGCTTGCGAAGCCCATGGCTGGAGATGTCCGGCAGGCCGGCCTCGTCGCACCACTCCCGCATCTTGTTGCCGAATCCACCCACCGTGAACGGCTTGCCCCACTGGTTCACCAGATAGGTCCCGGTGCCGATCAACGGCGTCGCCGCAATGATCTGTTTGGTCTCCTCCAGCAACGGCACCGTGATCTTTTTGCCGCCGTTGCGCGAGGTTTTCTGCGGCTGGAAATCGGTTAGTTCGCCGTTCTTGATCAGTCTCGGCCCGATCCGGATCACATCGCCCTTACGAACCCCAAAATTGAGATACAGCGCCAGGGCCAGCCGCGCCATCGTGCCGACCGGATGCCGCTCTTCGAATCGTCCGACATGCTCCTCGGTCCACGGCACGAAGCCGCCGGTCTGAGCCATCTTTGCCCGCATCACGCCCTCGGTCGGGTCGGAGGTGATCATGCCGGCATTAAGGCAGTGGCGCATCAAGTGCCGCAACGCGCGCAGCATGTTGCGCTGCACCGACGGCGATCCAAGGTTCGAGATGTAGGCCTGCACATGCCGCCGCTCGAGTTTTGCAATCCGCTTGTCGCCGTGCTCGGCGCGGAACCTCTCCATCAGCGAGCGCTGGCTGATCTGCGAGCTTGCCGCGAGCTCACGGGTGAACGCTGTGCTCTGGTAATACCCCACCACAGCCGCCTGCACCGTGCCGGGCAGCGTGCGCGAGGCTCCAATCGCGACCGGCGCCGATCCCCCGCTCGCCTTCCATGCCGCGAGTGCTCGATTATAGATTTCCATGAACTCCGGCGACCACGGCAGTCCGGGCAGACGCACCGGCTCTTCGCCAAGCCGGAAATAGAAATAAGGGTATTCCTTGCCCTTGTACCGGACGACATAGCCTTTGACGTGATCGGGCAGTTTCAGCCGCCGCATGGCGTGTTCCCGTTCGCCTCAATAATGGCGCTGCGATGCATCCTGTTCTGCGATGGGTTGATTGCTTTGATCAGCGTCACTTCCAGCCGCTCGCGCTCGTTCGCCTTGGTGGCAATATAGAACACTTCATCAAACGGTCGGCCGTTGCAACGATGATCCGCTACACGGTTCGGCATGTTGAGGCTGGAGCCGACGTATACAACCTTACCCTTCAACAAGAGCAGATAGACACCGACCTGCGGCTGCACGGTGTTGGGATCGATACCGCGCTTGACTCTGATCCCGCCCACCAGCGTCGAGTCTAGCAGTGGCGATTTCGGCGCCTCCGACCTGCACGCCATCGCCCGCTCATAAGCCGCCATGAATTCCGGCGACCACGGCAGCCCAGGCAAGGTCGCGCGCGGGAAACCAGTGCGCCGGAAATAGAACCGCGCGTGTCCGTGCCGATCGTTGAAATGGTTGACGTAGTCCGGCAGCCTCATTCCTTTAAAACCTCGTCCCATTCATTGGCCCGTTTCGCATCCGTCGGCGACTCACCGCCAGCCATGGGGACCACGCTGATGGTGCCTGATTTGTCAGCCTTGAATCCGGTCTTGTCCATATCCAGTCCGGCCTTGCGCGCCGCCTTGATCGCCCGTTCCAGGTCGCGTTGTAGGAAAGTCACGGTCATCGTTCCCGAGCCAGCCATGCTTGGTAAAGGTTGTCGAGGTCGTGCCAGATTGCCTGAGCATTGAGATCGTCGGCCAGTTCGCGGCGGGATTCGATCTCGCAGATAGAGCGCACGACATCCGCAGCCGTTTCCTCGTCTTCGATCTTCCTGATAATAAAGCCGCTCTCCCTCAGAAACACCCAGAACACCGGATCCTTGCAGCGCAGTGCGGCTTGCGTGACAGCGCTAAGTTCGGCCCACGTCCGGTGTTTGGTTGGCGCCGCGGCGGTCACTATGTGCCCCCTTTTTTGTATTTTCCCGCCAGGACATTTTCAATGACAGCACTGAATTCAGTCATGGCTTTTTCTCTGGAAAAGCCCGCGGCGACCAATCTTTCAAGGACGCCTCGCGTAAACCATTCATCATCGCACTCAAGCGTTTGCCTGATCGCATCAAGCACCATTTCCTCAGGCAATTTCATGCCGCCGCCTGCTCGCCGTACAGGCTGTCGAGCTGCGCGAGCTTGGCGGCCAATTCCTTCAGGAACGCTGCGGCCTCGGTTTCCAGCTCGATGATTCGCGCTTCGTCGCGTTTGACTCGCCTCACGAACAACCGCATGTGCTCGGGAAAGGAAGGGTTGTAAGAGGCGTAGTCGCACCATTGGCGGCCGGTCACAGCCATCAGCCACATCATTTGCGTGAGGTATCTCACCGGAATCTCCTGGCCTAACAGCGTTTCCAGATGGGCCGCTGGTTGCGGACATTTCAGTTCAAGGCCGCCGGCCTCACCGATTAACCCGTCAGGACTGACGTGACTGCCTTCGATGGTAGGATGGCGGATCAGCCCAACCTGATCGACAGTGTTGCCAGAATAAAACGCATAAGCATTGCGACCTTCCGGCTCGGTGTCAGTGCCGTGCTGCATGGCTTGCGTGATGAACTTATCGGCTGGCTGGCCAGTCAAGCGCTCGCAAATCAGTTCGGCCATCAGGTTGGCACGGGACGCCCCGTACCCTGTTTTGGTGCGGACGATTGCCTCCTGCATCCTTGACCCGCCGAGACTGCCGACGCGCGCCAGGCGCCATTCCTCGCTACCCTGAACCAGTTCTGTCTCGCTCATTTTGCAGTCGTTGCCTTCTTCTTGCCGATCGCAATGATCGCGCGTTGATAGTCTTTCGCCGGAAGGTCGGAGATTTTGTCTATGCCGAAGTAGTTGCAAAACGACGTATCGAAGCCGTCCGCAACAGCCGCGCACTTGTCGAAAATTTCCTGGGTCTGTTGGGCCGTGATCTTTTCACCGTCGCCGGCCGCCTTGCCGTCGTCGTCATTGCCGGCCGCCAGCCCGAGCATCTGCACCAGCGAATAGCGTTGCAAATAGGTCAGCGTCGAGCCGATCGCCTGAATCGCGTTCTTGTTGCCGCTGGTGTCGGCTGGTCCAGACAGCGTGGTTTCCTCGGCATGGCCGGCTTTGTGCGACAGGATGCAGGTGACGCTGATGCGATCGGTCTGCGTGGTGCGGAACCTGTAGCTCAAGCCATGCGCGCCGATGATCGGATCAACCACCTTGGCGATCGCGGCGAAGTCCGCATATTTCTTGGCGTTGTGGCCGGTGACGTTGCGCGTAATCGGCGGGATGTCCCGCTTCGCCGCCGCAACCGCCTCGTCGAACGCCTTGCGGGCCTGGTTGGCATCCCAGCGCTCATGCAAGGCCATCAGCTTCTCAATCATTGCGATGTCGGCGCCGGCGAGCACCGCCCGATTAAGCATGTCGAGCGGAGTGACCTGCGGCGCTGGCGGCATCGCAGCTGCGGGCCCGGGGTCGTCCGGCGGTATCACGGAAACCTTCTCAAGTTTTTCGTTCATGGCATGTGCTTCCTTGTCGATTGATCGGCCGGCCGCACGATTCGGTAATGTCCGCGCAGGTCTTTTCCATCACCGCTGATTCGGATTCCGATGCCGCTTTCCATCAGCATGCAGTTGATCTGGGTGACGTTGACCCGCACCGCATTTACGCTGCCGTTGCCGTTGTAGCATTTGGCGATGATGCCCAGCGTGGTGATGCCTGGATTGCGATCGATGGCATCGAAGATCTGCGCCTTCTTTGGCGGCAGATAAACACCGCCACGCTTTTGCGACGGCAATGGCTGCTTGCAGCGTGGACAGAGCGGGTACCTGCTCACGGATCATTTCCTTTATTGCTTAAGTCAGCCACCGGGGCAAAGGGGCAGACTCACCCCGGTGGCTTCATCCGCGCGTGATGGTGGGGACCGCTGCGCGCGGAATTCGGTATTTGCTTTTGACGATTTTTTGCAGGAGAGCGGGCGTAGGTGGATTGCCGTGCAATATGTCATGCACCACGCAATTGATTTGATCTGAAGCGGCTTCGGGGCCGATGTCGAGCCGAATGAGATGGGTTAGGTATTCAATTGCGGCCAAACGTTCGGACGTGGACAGCCTGCAAGCAATATTTAGCAGCTGGTCGAGCGATGTCGGTTTTTTCCGGAAGCCTGCTTTGATGGCGGCGGCATTGGCAGACAGCTCGCCAGCGCAGACCCTGTCGAACAGCTCTTTGTCCTCGCGCTTCAGCCGGTCGAGCGTGTAGGCGAGGTCATTGCCGCGCTTTGGTTCAATAGTTACATTGTCACTATTGATTTTGGCTTGCTCCGATTTCTGGTCCCCGCCGGGTTTACGCGTGATCGCCGCTCGGTACATGCGTAGCGCATCGACATCGCCGCTCTTTTTCACCAGCGCCTCAACATATTTCGGCTCCCAACCGCACCCGCCTTCGTGCTTACTGGTGGTGATGAGTTCCCGAAACGATTTGAACTCGTAGAGCTTCATATTCAGCCAGAATTCGCGCCATGCCTCGGTTTCAATCACCTTGCGCACAGCCTGTGGAACGTGATTGAGATTGCACATTTCCACAGCCCGGCGCATCGCTTCGACGTCGTGGCCAAGCCAATTCAGTTTCTTTTTCTTAAGCGGCGGAACCGGATTGTCCGCCTTCATCACGACAAGGCCCATCACGCAACTCCAACGTCACTCTCATTGATTTCATTATCGTAGATCGCCGATGTTGATCCGATCCCGCCCATCCAGATCATTAGGTTCTTGGCGAGCCTTTTAATGCGCAACCGGGTTTGCGGCGCGATCAATTGATAATGATACCCAGGACGGTCCATAGGCCCATCATTGCGACAGGGTTCGGGCCCCACGATTGAGATCCATTTGCCTGACGGATCCTTGATGACCATGCCTGCAACGATCGCTGTCGCCTTGTAGACAGCGGCGGACAGTTTGCTGATCTGGGTATAGTCGAGCAGGCCACGCTCTCGTAATTCATTGTACATCTCGGTGCGCAAATCAGTCAGGATGCCGGGCTGACCACCCTCCTCTTGCAACCGCCGGATCTTAGAGACCTGTCGAAATAGCCGCACATCCTCGCGCCGTTTGGTAATTGCAACCATCTGGCGCAGCTTCTCGTCGGTTCGAATCTCGCTTGCCCATGCATTGTCGATGTCATCCGAATTGATGATGAAGCTGGCAAGCTCCTCGATGGAATAGGCGTCGGCTTTTTTTGGCTCTTCCTGACACACCGGACGGATGATGTGCTCCAGCGGCACGTCAAGGCTAATCATCTCCCTGCGATATTTTTCATCCGTCAGCACACTCTTCGAATGCGTCTTGGCAGACTCGATCCAATCCTCCGACTGGGCATTAATGCCACCGACATCTCGAATAATGGCACCAATTTCCTCCTCGGTCGGTTGCCGCCCCTGCGCGCAGATTTTTCCCAATTCGCTATCAATTTGAAGTTGGTCCATCATGGTGAACGGCGAAGTCGGATCTTGCGGCGGCTTCTCCTCAGTGCGGCTGCGACCTTCAAGAATATCGATCCAGTGATATAGCTTGGCCGCTTCAATCTTCTGATCCATGTGAGCGACGAAATCCCACGCCTTCTGGATCGCACCAACCATATCGATGATCTCGTTCGGGAAATACCAGCGCGGATGACAGAACTCGTCGAATTCATCTCGTTTATGCATCGGCACCAGATGCAGCGGCAACCGTGCCAACCGCCCCAATGTCTGCACCTGTTCCTTCACCGAATTGCTGCGCTTCAAATCGACCACGAAAGTTAGCGGCCAATTATTCATGCCGCGCACGCCGATATCGACAAGAAAGATGATGCGCTTGCAATCGGAAGTGCAGCGCCCTAGCAGCCCCGGACGCTTCGCCAGCATGAACGGATTGACGAAGTCGCTCGATTTATGAAACAGCCGGGTTTCTTCCCTTGGGATTTTTCGACCGCGCTTTTTAGCCATCTCCGTCGCGTCAGAGATTCCGTAGGTTGCGCTCCAGCCGTCTTCGGCAGAATAGCCCTCGCGCGCCAACTCGATATTGGTCAACTCGCACAGATCAACAGCCTCCTCGCGCGTGCTGCAGTAAACCGCGATGTGCGGGCTATACCAGTGATCCGGCCACGCCAGTTTCATCCGCTGCTCCAACTCGGATGCATCCTTGACGGCAGCGCGAATCGCCGCCATCGCACCAATAAGCGAATGTTTTTCGCCATGCTGACCTTCGCCGCGCACTTCGACGGCTCGTTCCCAGCGCGTGTAGCCGTCATGCGTGATCGGTTGAATGAAATGCCGGATTTTGGCGTCCTGCCACGACAACAGCGGACGAAGACAATGGTCCTTCGCATAAACTGATGCGTGACTGGCCACACTGGCGAGTGCAAAGAACTTCCGCAGAAAGTCTCCTTTGGCGTCAAGGTTGGCAGCGGTTAGACCAAACTTGAGTGCGTGCGGAGCCAGCCGCACCAGACGCTCAGTGGCGTCCACCGCAAAGTCGCACTCGTCCCAGATAATTGTGTCGAACGGTTCAAGGATTTTCAGTACCTGTTCATCGGTGCGCCGCGCATTCTTCTTGCCCCACAGCGCCTGCGGACAGGAGATGGTGACGTCATGATATCCGGGGCCACGCTCAAGATCGCCGGTCTCATCGCAAATCTGAACTTCCGGTTCGATCTCGCGCAATTTGAATTTGGTGATCTCGGTTTTCAGCTCATGCAGTAACTGCCTGCACAGATCACGCTCATGGACAAACCAGAGCACGCGCTTAGGACGCGGCGCATTCTTGAGACGGTTTCGAACCTCATGGCAAATGGTAAAAAGGGAGGCGACCATTAGCAAGGTCTTGCCTGCGCCACAGGTCAATGCAAACAGCGAAACGCTTTCGAGCAGCTTCAGCCGCAATCCGCCAACAAACAAATCGCCGTAGACTTTGATGGTGCCGGGTCCAGCTTCATGCTGCTGCCCGCGCAATCTGGTCAGATCGTAATTGCCGTCGAAATAGCCCTTCTCCTCCCACTTCGGATCGTGTGTCATGCCTCTTTCCCTGTTGTAGCGTTTACAGACCAGCCGGGTGTTGGCGAGGCTGGTCTCGCCGCCAAGTCCGCGAGAATGTATGTGATCGACCTCGAGTTCGCTGTCGCATTTGGAAGCGCAGCGCACCTCGCACTCAGAGCCGGACCTCGACAGCAACGCCATCCAAATTTCCAGGCTCATGTCGGCGGGCTTATGCGGCAGTTTCCAATTCATAACCGCGACCTATTCCTCACCCTCTCCCACCAAACCCTTAACCGCCACCACCACAGCGTTATCAGGCCCGGTAACTTCTTCGAGTTTTCCGTTTTCATTCTGCAAAATCCGCATCTGGCGTTCTCGTTCGGCCTGATAGCCAGTCTTCAGCCTCATGTACGGAGTTACGCTGATGTCTTTCAGGATCGACCGGCGATAGCGCAAACGCCACAGTAGCCAGTAATCGATGCCGTAATCCCGCTCAATCGAACGCATTGCGTTTTCAATGTCACCGGGACCACGCGCGCGCATTCGTGTGAGCCTCTTGCTCCACTCCGCGGCTTGATCGAGATAGGTCGCGTCAGACATTTGATTTTTCGCCCAAAGATTTTTGCGCACTTGCAAACCCTCATGCTGTTGAGTGAACGGCAGGAGGAGGAGCACTAGGAGAGACACGAACACCCAGGCAGGAACCGCGCGGCGGCAACCGCGCGGAGGAAGATCAAGACACAGTTTCGGAAGATCGTACCGCTAACTCGACGAGAGTTTCGGCCCTGACTTTTGACTTGAACGCAATCTCAGTCTCCAGAATCGGCGACCACCATTCGGCAGGGACGTTATTGCGCTGCCACCACTTTGAGACAGCGGACGCCTTAGCGCCGATGTCAGACGCCATCGCCTCTCTGGTTTTCCAGAGCTCGATCAGTTCGCGGAACGAATTGATCTGCGGTGCCATACCGCCGTTATAGGACTGTTGGTCCTTAAAACGCAAGGCCCTTCTGTCCTTGGACGAAAAATTTCCTATAGGACACACTGTCCGTATGGCTGGTTCAAAGACAGAAGCTCAATACAAACAGGCCTTTATCGCTCGCGTGAGAGCCGCACGGAACTCGGCTGATATGACACAGCAACAAATCGCTGATGCCCTTGGCATGCCACAAGACAAGTACAAGCAATATGAAACCCGCACTCTGCTCCCTCATCACCTGATAGGCCGGTTTTGTATCATTACCCGAGCTGACCCTGAGTGGCTTGTAACTGGCCGAGGTCAGAAGCCGCTAAAGTCTCTGCCTGTCGCCCGATCTTACTCATAGCTCCTTTTAAATCACCTTCCGTGCCAATCGGTGCGCGAGGGCTTTTTCTCGTCCTAAAATCCTTCTTCGAAGCTTAGGACCAATGGTCCTTGACATTTAAGGACTGATAGTCCTAGTTTCTCCCCATCGAGACACCAGATGGGGGGCCGCATCACATCATCTATCGAAGGCACGGAAAGCGGGCCCTTCGGAGAAACACGAAGGGCCCCGCTTTCCCACACTTCAGGCTCAAGGCGCACCCTTCTGAGTTCTCCGAAGGGTGCCGATTCCGCCAAACTTCGGGATATCAACACAACGGGGACTGCATCACATGACCAGCATCGCAACAACGAGCCGGATTTCGCTGGCCCGCGACGCCGTCTGGGAAGCCCTCCACACTTGCGTCGTGGACGAGGAGGCGCGGCGGCTGCTACGGCAGGCGCTGCGCCTGATGCGCCGGAACCGGAAAGGGAGGCGGAATGCGGCGTTGGACTTCGGAAAAGACGGATCTGGTGCGCGAGCTCTACCCGACGCACTCGGCGTCGGTCATCGCGCTGAAGATCAATGAGAGGTTCGGTGGGGCCTATACCCGCAACAGCATCATGGGCGTGATCTTCCGCCACAAACTGAAAAAGGGCGGCATGGGCAGTCATCCGCTGCACCAGCTGGTTCAGAAAAGGCCACCACGCAAAATGAAATTCAAGCCGAAGCCTGAATGGAAGCCGCCGCCATACATCGGCCCGCGCCCGCGCGGCATCCAGTGCCCTTGCCAGGTCGTCGACCTCGAGCAGTACAATTGCCACTGGCCGGTCGGCGATCCGCGCGAGCCTAACTTCTACTTCTGCGGCGCCGTGGTGGTGCCCGACCAGCAGTACTGCCCGACGCATTATGCCATGGCCTATGCAAGATCGCAGGAGAGATTTTTGTCGCCGATAATCGGCGTGGATCGAAACCTGAAGAGAGAAGCGGTATGACTTACGACGAACATTGCAAGCTGCTCGACGTGCTGGCCGAACAAGGCCTGGCCGCGCTCGATCGCGCCGACGAGGACGCCGCGCTACTCTATGTCACCGCGCTGATCGACTACGTGCTCCAGCACGGCGATGAGTTGCGCCGCGACGCACCGCCCATCGACCAGACGAAACTGCAGGAAATGAAACGGCTGTTCCGGCCAATCCTGCAGGCGATCGAACAGCGGCTTGGACCGCGAAAGACATGGCAGTAACGCTGCTGAAAATGACTGCCGCATGCGTAGCGATGTTCACGCTACTGATGGTCTTTGCGATTCAGCGTATTCCGGTGCCCGAACCGGCCGCAGCCGCCGAGCGACGCTTCGACGATGCCTGGCAGGACACCATCCGCGTGATCCCATTGAAGAAAGCAGATCGCCTTCAGATCGCATCCACCGAGCCCAAACCGGTTACCGAGCGCATCATACCACCTGCCCCCGATGCGCCGGTAAGCGTGCCGCCTGTTGTTGTGGTGCAGGACGATGACAAGCCGCCTGCAGCGCGACACAGGCGGCAGCGCGACGTCTGCACCAAACACGGCATGCACAAGGTGACGATCCGAGGCGGCAAAAGTTGGAGATGCCGGAAATGAGCGACCTCTTGCTTCGGTTACGCACTTTTTCTGGCTGGACGACAAGAGACGTGCCCGGCGTTTTTCTAAACGACACGGCTATCATGTGCTGGGACGCGATCGACGAAATCGAACGGCTCCGAGATGCGCTGCAATGCATGATCGATTTCGTAGGAGATGGCTGCCCAGACGGTAGCTACGGTTATTGTATGACGGAAGCCAAAGCCGCGCTGAATGGGATCAGGGCCATACCCAGTGCCGCGCTCGACAAGGACAAACGCGCGCCGCCCGATGCAGCCGGAGAGGACAAATGACTGAGAAATCGCATTACGAGCAGTTCGTTGACTACATCATGAGCGACGACGACAGCGAGCTCGGCCGGATGAAGGCAGAGCGTGACTATGCTCTGCATGCCCTCGAAAGAGAGATCGCGATTGCGCACCAGGCCCAAGCCCGCGTCGAGGCGCTGGAAGCAGCGCTAGAGACTATCTTGGACGAAATTGATAGCAAGATACAAGCGTTCTTGAACCGCGCCGCGCTCGATAAGGATGCAGGAAAATGAGTGATCTCGTGGAACGGCTGCGCTCATTTCATTACGCAAACCCCGTCTATAACGCCACACAAGAGGCCGCCGACCGCATCGAGGCGCTGGAGGTGGCGCTATGGGAGATTGCTCATCAAGAAACAACTGACGAAATGGAATATCCCGACCGAGTCGGCTTTGAAGGCGCGTATGACATTCTCGTCCGTTTAGCCCGCGCCGCGCTCGATAAGGACGCAGGGAAATGATGAACATGCTGGCACGACCTACGCTTAGCGCTTTGTGGGACAGCGAATGTGGCGACGATCTTGGCTTCATCGTGCGAAGTCGCCACGCCGCGCTCGATAAGGACGTAGGGAAATGAGCAAATGCCGTTGGTGTGAGCGAGAAGGAAGTTGGCCGTCAATCTGTATGAGCACGCGAGACATGGAAGAGCGGCAAAACGACTATGTTTGTAATGCTGAATTGTTGAAGGCTGGTGGTGGCGAATACAGTATCAACCAAGCGCGCGCCCACGCCGCGCTCGATAAGGACACAGGGAAATGAACGAGCGCGAGCAGGCTTTTAAGATCGCCAATAATTGGCTTGATAATAATATGGATGCCTTGGTGGAGATGGTGCCGGGAGACCCGGACTGCGATGCATGTGTGCTGGCCAGACAATTCATACGGTTGTCAGACCGCATCGAGGCGCTGGAGGATGCGCTGCGGAAGATCGCGGAATGGCCACCATCATCAAGGATTGACGACATCATCGGCGCTTTTATTGACGCGAAGCTGTTCGCCCGCGCCGCGATCGATAAGGATGAGGGGCTGCCTTTCAAAGGGCCGCGTGGCAGGTCGCGCATGGGGAATCATCTGATGACTGGCGAATTCGGACCTGCGCCGATGTTTGAGGAAGACGCGGAGAAGGTCGAGCCGGTTGCTGATGAGGCGCCCGCATCCGCTCGCATCGAGGCGCTGCGAGAGATGGCGGATTTGGTTGATATCGAAAGCCGACGAACCATTAACCATTGCTATTCAATCGCCCGCGCCGCGCTCGATAAGGATGCAGGGAAATGAAATCAACCCAAGCAATGCGAGATAGATGCCGTGAGTTGTCAACGCCAAGTGATGATTACGACCGCGCTGTAATCTGCATTCTCGATGATTTCGAGACGCTGCAGGCGCGGGTCGAGGCGCTGGAAGCGGCGCGGGAGGTAGACTTGCGGGAATGTGCTGCTCAACTCGACCAGAACACCGCGACTATGGACGTGGCCCGCATCCGTATCGAGACGCTGGAGGCGGTGCTGCTGGAAGCAGAGCGGTTCATGGCTTACTTCGCCGACGGAGCAACCAGCTTTGTCGGCCCCGGCACTCCGATTAGTTGTCTAGCTAAAATTCGCGCGACTCTGGAGTTGGGCTAATGACATCTAGCGTTGAAGCGCTCATGCAGCGGCTACACGAGCGCACCACAGAGCGGGACTATCACAAGCGAATGTGCGACACATTGGCCGCACGCATCGAGGCGCTGGAGGCCGCGCTAGAACGGTGTGCCAAATTTGCGGACGATTTTGATTGCCATCTTGGCGGCTACCCAAACGAAGAAGCGCAGCAATTTTACGAGACTGGAGTGCTCGACGCTTCCAGCTTGATCGCAAAGCATATTCGCGCCGCGCTCGATAAGGACGCCGACCGTGACTAAAATGTTCGTATCAACAGTTGGTACATTGGCCGACAGTCGTTTGATCTCGATGGCGACCAGTAGCATCGACTTGGTGATCTTGCGTGGACTGGTCGAGAGAGCTGAGGGGCGCTGGCCGTTGTCGTTGCATCAACAGCAGCTCGATCGATTGGTTTACGTTCGCGATCTGTTGAGTGAGTTCATGCAGGAATAAGCATGTATGAAGTATTCGTAGTTATTTTTATGTTCTTTGTCGCGGTCGTCATTGATCATCGAATGCACGAGCACAAAATACGACGCGCGGCGCAGCGTGAACGGCTTAGACAGTTGTTTTTGCAGCAACGGAATAAGACGCGAGCCAACAAGATCATTGTGGAGTAGTCGATGCGGTTTCCCGCCATCGAAGGTTTGAGGGGATGGTTAGCGTGGGCGGTGGTACTGGATCATTTGGCATATTGGTCGGATCGATGGGGCCGGTTAGGCACCGTGCTGCGGGAGTTGGGTCATCCCGCAGTGCTAGGTTTTATATGTGTATCCGGTTTTGTCATTTGTCATTTGATCCTGACCAAACCCGAGCCTTATTCAATCTACATCACGCGGCGTTTCTTTCGCTTATTCCCGCTGTTCGCTGTCACCTGTATCGTCGGTTACTTCGCCTACCGACTGCAAGTGCAACTGCCCGATCCGAATTTCGCGCCGGGCTTCATGACGGACTTGCGCCGAATTGTCGAGAACACCGATCAATACTTCTGGGCGCACGTGATGATGCACACGAGCATGCTCTACGGCGTGCTGCCGCAGAACTGGCTGCCCTCGAGCGATGTCGCATTCAACATGCCAGCGTGGTCGATCTCGCTGGAGTGGCAGTTCTATCTGATCGCGCCATTGATCGTGGCACTATTGGTCAGGCGGCCGCGATTGGCGCCGGCCTTAGTCGTGGCGGTAGTGCTGTTGCAAGTGCTGTTCTATCGTGGCTGGTTCGGCGGCTACCATCAGCCGGCCACGTTGCCGGCGGCGGCCACGTTTTTTGCGATCGGCATCGCCAGCCGCTGGTTCTACCCGAGAATCGAAGGACGGCTACCGAAAGTATTTAGCTATGCACTGGAGAACCCGATCGCGCTCTACCTCGGTTCGAGGTCCTACTCGACCTATCTGGGGCATTTTATCGTGCTGGTTGTCTGCCAACATGTCGCAGTGCGGTTCTTGGGCACAGCGCCTAGTTTCTTGGTGTTGGCAACGATGGTGATCCCGGCCACCTTGCTGTTCTCGGAACTGCTGTATCGCACTGTCGAATTGCCGGGGATCAGGCTAGGCTCTCGATTATGCAAGCGGCCTGAGAGCCCAACGGTCCTTAGGAAGGTTGCCTGATAGTCGGCCGCGATGTGCTGGGTGATCATCATAAGTCTTATTACTGTCGTCGCGATTTACGCGATGCTGTGGTGGCTCATCAAAAACGAGTACGAGAACTAGATCGGCGCCAGATCAAACCCGGCGCGAAAATAGTTGATCACCGCCTTGGCCGTCAGTTTGTCATTCCAGTTACCCTTGGCCTGCTTTCTGACGGCGTTGATGCAGGCCACCTCGTCTTCGGTGCCGCCGATGCTCTTGTAGTATTTTGCCAGCGTGCGCTTCGGATCACTGAAATGGTATTCGGAATTGTCGCCGTTCATGTCGACCTTGTTCGGCGTCATCACATTGCCACCGCCGCTCTGGGCGTCGTAGACGCCGCGGTTGTCGTCGGTCGGCCAGTCGAACACGATATTGTCGATGACTTTGATGCTGGCACATTTTTCCAGGTAGATCGGCTGCACCCACAGCGCGCCGCCACCGCCGCCGGTATGGCGGGCATTCTCGTGCAGATTGCAGACGATGTTGCGCTGGGCCGTGACCCCCGAACCCTGACAGCTGTCGAGCACGAAGCCGTGTCCGGTACGACCCGCGCCAACATTTTGCGAACGGGTGACAACGTTGTCGGAAACGTTGCCTTCATTCGACATCGCTCCACCCTCACCGTCCTGATAGTTATGCCCGCATTCGAAGCCTGTGGCATGCAAGGTAGAAAAATTCTTGGTGATGGTGCCGCCACGCCTTAACTGGCCGCCGTCGGCAGCGTTGCGCGAGAGCCAGCAGCCGGTCATTGTGCCCGGTCCCGTAGTGCCGTTGCCTTGATTGTTGGGCTGCCGGAAATAGCCGGAGTGCGACAACGTGATCGGCGTATGACTACCGACCCAGCCGCAGCTGTCGAAAATGCATTCGCTCAGAATGGCGTTCTTGCAGTAGGAAAAGAACACCCCCTCCGTATTGCCGCTGGATGGCTGATGCCAGTCGTAACAGTCGAGCACGACGCAACGATGCAATTTCGGCGTCTGATAAGAGCCAATGCAATCGAAGTTGTGCCGGTAAAAGCTGATCTTGCAGTCTTCCATGGTGAAGTTGCTGCCGCTTCCCCTGAGATTGACCCCGGTCGCCATCGATTTTTCGCCGGAGGTCGAACCCGCCGCATAAGCGCTGTTGGCAGGATCGCGCTTGTAGGCGTAGAACTCGACTGAAACCATGCAGACGTTGTCGGCGCTGTTGAAGTCGGCCGCCGGGGTCCATTCGTCGACACAAAAATCCAGCCGTGGCCGGTTGCCGCTGCCGTAGGCGTCTATCAGCATCGGCTCGCTGGCGGAACGGCCCTTCTTGGCCAAGTTCAGCGCTTGGTTAGTCCAGACATCGCCGCGCTTGAGCAACAGCCAGTCCGGGTAGCCGCTGCGCAACTGTGCAAGACCCGCACTCAATGTCTTCTTCGGCTTGGCCTCGCTGAGCCCGTCGTTGCTGTCGTTGCCGGAGGCCGAGACGTAGAATTTCTTGGTGTCGTTGCTCGCGGTGAATACGGTCCAGCCGCTTTCCGGCCCTGGGTCCGGTCCCGGATCGGGCGGAATCGGCGTGTCCTGGTAAATCACATCACCGGTAAACGTGGCACCCTCCTCGACTGGTCCGGTGTATTCCTTTCCGGTTAATTGTCCTTTTAGAGTGGCGTCTGTAACGTTGATAACAGCCATGTCATTCTCCCGGTTGCCTCGACTTGCTCAGGATTGAATTGGCGGGCCATACACAGCCCATCCCAGCAGCAGGAATAGGATGAAGTGCAGCAAGGCTCCACCGCCAAGGGCATAGGTGCCGACGATGAATCCGCCGAACACCGCGAGCGAGAACACGAACCAGATTAGCATCAGAACCCAGAATATCAGACCTCGACTCATGGCTTGCACTCCTTCAATGGGCGTTGTCTCCCACGAAAAGTGGGAGACAACGCACCGCCTCGGGGTTCTGCGTCACAGCCCCTAAGATCTCATCATGTCGCCGACGGTGTCGGATGTGGTTCGGTCGGAGTAATGATGCCGACCACGATCCAGCCGGTCTCTGGCGTCCACCCGGTTTTCCAGTCAATCCGGGCCGGTTCACCACCGCCCTCTGGAGGTGGAATTTCCGGCGGCAGATTGGGGGGTAGAACTATGGGGTGATCAGGTTTCGGCTGCGGCTTGACGCCCGGTCCCATTCCGCCGCCCCAGAATCCAGGCGGCATTTGTGGCGGTCCCCAGATGCCAAGCGGCGGCGGTGAGCCTTCCGGCGGGAAATAGATCGGCGGCGTCGGCGTCGGCTGTGGCTTCACGCCTGGTCCCATTCCGCCACCCCAGTAGCCGGGAGGCGAGGAACCAGGAGGTCCACCAGGATTATAAATCGGATGCGACGGATGCGGCGGTTGACCACCGCCACCACCACCACCTTCTTCATTAAACGACAGCATTCCCACAAGTGTAACCGGTACAGGCATTGGGGTCTCTCCTTCATTGTTTGCGCAGGATTGCGCCGTCAAGTTTACTCAGGCGTCGCCGTAGATCACCTCACCATTGACCGCAATAGATATTGCGACCTGACCTGAGGTTTGCAGATTGAGATGCACCGACGCCATTTCGGGCGGCGCTGGTTGCGGTGGTTCGACCGATCCGAACGGATTGATCCACGTCAACAGCTCGTCGTCGCTGCCGTTGAACCGGTTGAGATCAACCAGGCTGCCGCTGATGCCGTTGACAGTGCCGCTCTCCGAGTACTGCCAAAGCGTGTATTCCGGATAAGTCCCCTTCGACCAACTTGGCGTGCCGCTGGTGTACTGCGCCAGCCACAGATCGGTATTGTCCGCCAACAGCTCGTCGCGATTGCCGTTGAGTTGCTCTTTCAGCAGATGGCCTGAATAGACCGTGATCTGCAGATCACGCGGGTCAGCCAACAACGCTTCCACCGCTTCGTGCAGATCGTCCAGTGTGCAGCCTTCCTCCTCGTAGTCAATCACCACTCGCTCGCCATCGACCGGCTGCAGGGTGTCAAGATAGAACCGCATCTGCTGGGTCGCGCTAGAGCCCGGCGACAGCCAGTGATAGGTCGCAACTGCGATCCCGGCGTCGATCGCGTTCTTGCAATTTTTACCGCGATTGGGATCGACGTAGGACGATCCTTCGCTGCACTTATGCACAAGTGCAATCACTCCCGCAGCACGAACCTTTTGGAAATCAGGGAAATCCTGATGGTGCGATATGTCGATGCATTTCACCACTTCGGCCATTGGTTCGACTCCTTGATAAGGGAAAATAATTTCTACCTCGTCGTCGGTTTCAATGCCGAGCGCGTCCATCAGGCCGGGCGAGATGTCGGCAATACGATCTGTGTCCTGATGCGGTCCCCAGTCGGCGGGCAGAGCGGTCAGTGCGATGCCGGTCTTGATTGCACGCACCAATGCCACCTCTTCGAGCAGCATTTGGCGCGGCGTCTCGTCGTAGTCCCAGCGCATGGCGAGATAGAATTGTTCGGGATCGAGACGCCGCGCCAAGCCGGTAGTGTCGGGTGGTTGCTGGTCGAGAAACAGCGATGGCTGATCTGCTGTATCGTGGATGAAGGCAAGCGGCTCGTCCGGTGCAACGCCATCATCGTCAGGGCCGCCAAACCAGCTACATTTACCGCGAAGTACGCTCACGAGTAATACCACGTCATGAACACGATGAACGCCAGCAACAGAATACCAACGCCGATCAGAAACGGGATGTCTTTTCGCTCGAACGGAGTCATCGTTTGTTGTTTTCTTGTTCGCGCCGCTCGATTTCCTGCATTGAGGCGACATAAGCCTTACGGGCCTGCGTCGCTCCGGCTACCGCCCGCGCCGGCTGCCCTTTCTCGTCCGACATCCACACCGTCCACAGGCTAGTGATCTTTTGCCGGAACGCATCGTCAATCGCTGCGCGCTCCAGCTCCAGCAACCGTCCCTCGTATTTGCTCACCACATAAACCGATTGCGCGTCCGCGCAGCAGGCGCTCCCGGCCCACAAAACCAAGACAATGACCGCGCCAATCACACACATGATGCCGATCACGTTCAATGCGTCGCGCACGCTAGCTATCTCCGCAAACGCCAGGCATCAGGCATCCCTGCCGCGCCGGTCGATCCAGCCGAACGTATAGACAAACAGTGTATCACTGGCACTGCTTGCGCTAAGGCGGGAGCGGACTTGCGCCGATGTGTTGGTGAAAACGCCTCGGAGCGAAACCCCGAGTTGCCCGCCGCCTGCAAAAGACATACCAAAGTTAAGAACTAGCCCGCTAGGCGTATTATCAGGTTCGGCCAGTGATGTAATCAGACCGTAGTTTGTAGCCGGAGTTACTAGCAGCACGGCTATGTCGACTTCTACAACAGCCCCCAGTGGTACAGACAGAATTCGGGTCACTGCCGCCGTTCCCGGGTTGGTCGCAGCGACATCTTGCAGTGGTGCCGTCCACCTGAATTGATCGCCCGTCTGAATAAAGCCGATCCACTGTGACGAGGCGTTGGTTTTCATCGAACCGATGCGTCGGAACAAGGTGTAATTGGCTGGCAACGTTGGTGCAGTCGCGGACAGCGACACCAGTACATCTACGATCTGCGTATCGACACGTTTGATCAGATGGACATGATACCAGGTGTTTACCGCAATCGCCCCAGTATCGAGTGCGCCATTGCCAGTGCCAACCGCCCACGCGCTCGTTGTCTTGGTCACAGCGCTCGCCAACTGCATTAAACTCGCCGTCGTACTGTCAGCAGCTTCACCTGCTGCCACCCCAAACGTGGCCGACGAACCAGCCGTTGACAGTGTCAGTCCTGCAATCCATCCGCGTAATGGTGCAGAAATATTCTGTCGCGCCTGTGCCTGCTGTGCCGCTGTCAGCGTCTGCGCGATGTCGTAGCGCACCACCTGCGCTGCGCTGCCCGCCGCCGTGACCGCCGTCGCGACGAAGGCGGTCGTCGCAATCGAGGTGTCGTTGTCACCGGCCGTTGGCGTCGGAGCTTTCGGATCGCCGGTAAAGGTCGGCGAGGCGAGCGGCGCTTTCTCGGTATCCAGCTCGAGGATGGCGGCCTGCACGTCAGTCGCCGAGATATTGCCGCCGGGCGCGAAGGTAATGCCAGAGGCGGCGCCGGAGCCAGCTCCACCACCGCCGCTGATCTGAACCCAGGCCGTCCCGCTCCATTGCCACACTGGCAGGTTCGGAAGCGCCGGATCGGGAAACTTCTGCCCGGTCGGCGGGCGACTGGGAAAATTGATTCCGATAGCAGCCTCCCGTTAATTTACGCGGGCCATCCCGCGGTGAATCCGGACGGCACCGCGCCCGTGAATGCGCTGCCGCCGAAGTTAGATATCAGCGTGTCCGCACCGCCAAAACAATCAGTCGGGAAGGTCGTTCCGACATTCGGGATGCTGACGCCGCCAGTACCCGCTGCCGGATCACGACTCGCGTTGTTATTCCAGTTTCCAGCCGCGCCCAGCCGCCACCAGATCAGTTTCGCAGCTATGTCGACCGCGACACAGATCACGGTGCCGCTGGTGATGGTACCGAGACCAACGCCTGATCCGGGCACGCCGCCAACGGTGATGGAAGTACTACCGTCAACATAAACAAGGCCATTTTGTATGACCCCGCTTTTACCGGCTCCTGCGCTGCTAAACGTTTGCGTCGATACTGAAAGTGATCCGATCGCCAGTCCAACCCCGCTAGAGATCTGACTAGCATTGAACGTGGTTTCCCAATAATATTTGCCCGTCGACCGTGAACTGATTGCACGAACGAGCCCAGTCCATCCCGCCGTTCCAGTCGCGGTCAGATTGCCTCCAGACAGCGAGATGTGGGTGTCCTTGTCAGCCGGGTTCAACGTCGTGGGCGTTATCGGCGCCGCGCCCGCCACGGCGCTTCCCGGCCCAGCTGCCAGCGTTAGGATTGTCATGCCGCAAGCCTGTTCAAGTCAGGCAGCTTTATAACCGGAGGCGCTGACCTTGGTGCTGGCCCCCGTCGTCACGTTCTGGGCATAAAGAGCGGTCGCGGTCGTTGGCTGGCGCAATGGCGTCGGAAAGCTGATGGCAGCGCCGCCATAAGCGGCCGCGGCCGGAATGACATAGAGCGTCGCGCCGCCAGCTCCGTCCTGTATCAAGACATCGGTGCCGACCGTGGCGTGCGCGTTGGATACCGTAATCTGGGTAATGTAGTTGCGCAGACCAGCCGCAGGCGCGGCGAGCAGGGATGTACTGGTGGTGCCGGTCATTGCCGTGGTGATGGCGCCGGAAACGTAATTCGTGGGACTTACGCCCCCGGATGAAGTGACCGACAGTGCGCCGCCGGTGACGGTGACGGCCCCGCCCAAGCCATCGGCTAATACCTGCCCGAACGAATGCGGTCCTGCCCCGGTGCCACTCTCATCCCAGGCCCGCATCGGCCGCGTGGTGCCGAGCGCATCCTTGATGTTAAGAAAAGTCCATGCTCCAGCCATTTAGAAAGCTCCGAGGTACATCGAATCGTAAAACCTGGAAAACACCAGAGAATAAATTACATCATCTGTCGGATAGTCGTCCGGCGTGTAGATGGTGCCGGGACGAATGATTGTTGGCGGCTCACCTGCCGAAGCGCCGATGTTGCCCGGTTCGAATAGCGCGGTGATACAGTCATCAAGCAGTGGCATCAGGTCGGCCCTCCGCGCGGGAAGGCGCGGGTCGGTGGGGTAAATCCGGCATCGGTCTGGTAGCGCGCGATCCCTTTAGTGATGCGGACCTCGTCAACCCAGCCCTTCATCGGCGTGGCGAACCAGGTATTGGCACCGATCCCTATCGGTTGATTTGGATTGAACATGCTGCTATCGGTCGGCGTGACGCTCGCCATCGGCACTCCGTTCTTGTAGATCCTGATTGTTCCCGAACTATCCTTGTCGACAGCGAGATGGTACCAGATTCCAGTCGTCAATGCCGCGCCGCTGGATTGCACCACCGCATTGAAGACCGATCCGTTTGACGACGATCTGAAGCCGAATTCGGTACCGCTTCTTTCGAAGGTCCACGAGTAGTTTCCCGGCTCGAACGACCAGTTAAGCAATGTCCCGGTAGCCGCCGAGATGTCGGAGAAGCGCACCCAGCATTCGATCGTGAACTGGTCGGAATTGGCAACCGATAGCCGCCAATCGCTACTGGCTAGGAATTCGATCAATTGCTCGACGCCGCCAAGCAACATCGACGACACACCGAACTTGAATTGCGACGTGTCGATCTGCGGCAAGTTGAGCGGGTTGGCGGTGCCGGTGCCGTGGTGCCGGAGGCTTTCGTCGGTGAATCCTGGCGCCCCCTGCGAGCCGTCGACGCCCTCGAAACCAAGCAACAGCACCACGTAGATGAAATATGGATCGGTGCTGTCGTCCACCACAAGCGAACAGCGCAGAATCGATTCCAGCGTCAGCTCCACCGCGTAGTTGACGCCATGCGTGGTCTCGATGACCTTGAACACCTCGTTGATGAAATCGTCGCCGAGATCAAGCAGTGCCACCATGTCACCCGGCTCGATCTCGAGCCCGTACAGCATCGCGGTCGCCGCCACCCGCTTCCGTGATACTTCCTGCTGATACAGCGCATAGGTCACCAGCGACTGCCGGGTGTGCGCATCTAGGATCGTCGGCAGGAACACCGACTCGCTCGACACCGAACTCGACACCGCCACCGGCACCCGCGGGAACACTGCCTTGCTGGGCACGATGGTATAATCAGCACCCGGATCGATGGTAGTCAGTTCGAGCTCGCGAGGCACGCTGTCCCGCGCCGCCCGCGACAGCATCACCTGCCCGCTCATTCGCGAGCGGTTCAGGTTGATATCGGCCGTCACCGCCGCACCGCGATCGACAATGCGCAGCTTGTCGGTCTGCAGGATATCCCAATTGGGATAGAATCGGCCGAATTGCTGGATGGTCGCGAGGAACTCCGCGTCAGCCGCGAAGATCATCCCGCCGCTGGCATCGGTGATGCCGACCGTCTCGAATTGCGCCGAGGTATAGTTTACCCAGGGCGACAGTGCCAGGCGAGTGAACCCTTCTCCCATGTTGATCATGTCGCCGACTGAATCAGCGATCACCGCCGCCACGTATGGGATCTTCTTGAACTTGGTGGCCTGTAACGGCAGATTCGCGAACCACAGCAGCATTTGCGGCCGATAGGCGATGGCATCGGCGCCGTAATGCGCGATCTCGATCGGATCGGCGGCCTGGGTCAATGTCCCCGGATACCAACGGTAGGTGAATCCCTCGGTTGAGAATCCATCCGCCGCGGTCCACACCACTTCCGAATCGAACGCGATCTCCCGCAAGCTTCGCGTACCAGCAGGATCGGCCGGCACACCGAAGCTAATGCAGAACGTCGCGTTGCCATTCTCGACCCATGGCCCCGCAATAATCTCACCACCGATACGCGCCAGTCCCAGCACCGAGAGCGGCACTGGGTGGCCGTATAAACTATACGACGTCTCGGTCGGATTGACGCCGGTCGAGGTCGAGACCACCGGACTAGTCGCAGGCGGAACGGCCTGACTCGCGACCGGGTACCACGCCATGTTGTTGGGATCGGCGCGGCCGGCAAGAATATCGGCAGGGTCCGCCTGTCGATAGACGTATGAACCAGGCGCGAACTTGCCGCCGGCGCCCCACTCGGCAAGAATATTGCCGCCGCCAAGTGGCGTATATTTTACCGGATCGTCTTGCCAGGCCATTCAGTTAACCTGTTGCGCTGCAGCCGCGGTCCCGGTGAAGTGTGGTTCTCCCTGGAAATTGATCTGGTTGTTGAACTTGGCACAGCCGGTCGCCGTCATTGTCTTGTCGCAACCTGGATACATCGTCAGGCTTCCGCCGACCGTCAGCAGCCGAAAGCTCGGCAGATAGGTTGTCAGGGTCTGGCTCGACTGCACCCAGTTGGCAACCTGCAGCGCCGTGCCGCTGTCCAGCACCATGACACCCTGATTGAACCAGCCATCGGCCTGCGACACACCGGTTACCGTGAAATTAAACTGATCAATGACCGCCGCGATTGTAGTGTGAACCGCATAGCTGGCCGGATTAACGCCGCACAACACCGAGAACAGATCGGTACGACACATCGGCGAGCGCTTCTGCGTCATCAGGATTTTCGCAAACGCCACCGGTCCCTTGACCTCGAGCGAGACCTGATTTTCGATCGAATAGGAAATGTTGCCGATCGCACCTGTGAACAGCAGTTTTGGCGTTGTCAGGTTCATCCGATCGACAATGTAGATCTGCACCGTTGCCGAATCGAACAGCCCGATATCGATATCATTAGAATCCAGCACGGTGCCGCGATTATGGACCGCCACGATCTGACAGCTCGGCATTTCGCCATTCGAGGTATGCTTGACTGCACTGATTTGAATGCCTGCCACGACTTGCCAGGTCTGCCCTCCGATCGTAATTGGAACGTCGGATTCGGCGATCCGATAGACCTGGCCGTCGCGTCGCGTAATCGTGCACAGCCGCGCCGGGAAGCCAACCGCAGCAGCAGTGAAATTGAGCGGAGAGAAGTCCTTCATTCAACTCTCTCCGATCACTTCCTTGATCGGGATGTTCTGCAACGAAGTCAGATCGGCTTCATTCATGACGACTGGCAGAGAATCGCTGTCAAAACGCACCGGCACGTCGAATTCTCCGGACCAGGTCAGCTGCTGGCCAGTCGTCGGCGCCGTCGTGAAAGTCACTAGCCCGGAACTGGAAATCGTGTAAGCCGACGTGACGACGTTGTTGATCTTGATGACCGGCGTCGAAGCCAGCAGCGTGATACTCCGAACATAAAAGAATGAGCCCTGTTCGCCGAGCAGAATCAACTGCGGGTCGTATGTCATCGTTAGTTGGAAGGCCGTCTTGGTTCCATCGCCAGTCCCGAACACCTCGTTGGTGGCGGTATAATCACTCCAGTCCCTGAATCGAAAAGGGTAGAGCGAGCCGAAATGCGCGCGGTACAACGAAAGGATGGCGCGGAAATCGCCGAGCTTGTCGGTTGAGTTCTGCAATCCCCAGCCAAGATCACCGATGGCCCGACATTTGGTCCATTGCGCAAACCTCTGCTCATTCCCCGCCGAGCCTTCGTGAATCACAGTGCGAAAGGTGGGACCGAACCTCGAACCGCGCTCGATGTATTCGGGCAACCGATAGGCCGGGATGGTCATCGCGCCGTCGCAGCTCCGATTTGCTTCGCGAGCGACTGGTTGCTCTGGAACAAGGTGCGTCCCAGTTCATCCTTGTTGGCATTGCCCTGAATCATGATCGGCTGCGAGATGTTGATAGTGGTATGGCCGGGGCCGGTCGCGGTGCGCCTGGCGCCCATCGGATCGACGAAGATGCGCTCGCCGCTGGCCACCGGTATCGTCGCGACCATGTTGTCGTTCGCGCTATAGCCACCCGGCACGTCGACCCAGCCGCCAGTCGCCATGCCCTGGCTGCGAAAACCGATGTGACTCGTTCTGGGGTCCTGGGTGTAATACGGCGACAACAGATCCTGGTTGGTGGCGTTCAGGCTGTCGGTGGATTTGGTCAGCTCTTCAATCGATTGCCGGAGTTGCGCCATCTGGTCTTGTTGCGCAATGCTGGTGGGGCGCGATTGCAGCCATTGCATTTCGGCCCTGAGATTAGCGGCTTGCGTTGCCTTGTCCGACGTCTGTCGATTCAATGCGTCCGTCAACGAGCTGACCTGACTGATGATATCGGATTCGTTGATGGCCTGCTGTAGAACGAGATTGTTCGATCCAGACTGGATTCCGCTGGGCGATCCAACCACTCCACCCATCACAGCAGGGCGGGCCTGTTGCGCCATGGCAAAGGACAA